ATATTCCTCCTGAATTGATATGTACGCATTAGGCACGGTTGATTTATGATAGTTTATATGTTATAATGGGTCTATAAATATTTGCGATATAGAAAAGAGGGGATACCATTGATAGATACAACAGATTTATTAACAGTAACAGAGGTTGCGAAAAGATTGAAAGTTACCGCACAGTCTGTAAGAACACTGATAAAAAATGAATATTTAAAGGCAGAAAGAGTTGGAAGCCAGTGGCTGACATCAGAAGAGGATTTGAAACAGTATATAGAAAAGTATAATGTTGTTATAGAACCAGATGATCATGAAAGACTTGATGATAATGTTCCACCAATAGTAGCATTAAGTTTTTTTTCTGGTGCTATGGGCCTGGATGTAGGAATGAGAAATGGTGGGATAGACGCTCTTT